GATATCAGTATAATACTTACCACCAATCGCATGGATTAGGGGTGTAGAGTTATCTGAATCTACGGATTCAATGTAAAGTTTTGCACTAGCACCTGAATTCGATCTATCTTGTACATATGCCAACTCACCTTCTGCGAGATTACTCGTAGCGGGTGCAGCGGAACCTGTACTTCTTTTGATTTGAATTACTGTTGCCATTTTTATATTTTCCTATAAAGGTTAATTTTTTAATTTATTTAAGTTTGGCCTGTCACTGTCGAGGCCGTGATTACATCATATATTAGAGACAGTCCACTCACTATGTGGGTCGATACCTTCACTGGTTGGTATCCTTGATTTGTTTGTATAGTTATTTAGTAAATTAAAATGTTCCACCATCAAGTGTAGTAGTTGTTACCCACTTGTCGGTACTTGCATCGTATGAAAGAATACCGTCATCGGTTTCTGTTGCATTTACATCTGCAAGTTCTGAAATTGATTTTGCTGAAATATCTGTACTAGCCGTTGTTCCAATCGCAACTTGTTTTGCACGAATGTTTCCTGCACCAACGATACTTCCACCGATGGTTGCGACTCGACTCAATGTTCCTTTAATAGCCATGATTTACCTCGTTACGCCTGGCGTTACTATTGCCTGACCTTCGACCACTCTTGTAGTTATTCCAGCTGCACTTGTTACAGTTAGATCATATACATATCTTCCAGCTGGAAGAGCCGTAGTTACCGTGTCGGTTAATGAAAGGGTTACCTGACCATCTGCAGCTGTAATCGCAGTTGTAAAGGTTCCACTTGCACTTGAAGAAGCATAAGTTTTCCTTATTTGCGAGGATGCTGTATAACCAGTGAGATTCAATACACTTCCGTCTACATCAGATACGTTTACGGTAAGTGAAAAGTCCGCCCCTTGGTCAATGAATATGTTTGCAATGATAGCCATATAACTATTTATACCACCTTAAGTTTGATACTGTGCTGTAGGAACAGATTGATGAATTTTTTCTAGTGTGCCACTATCATTTGTATAGACTTCATCCACTTTTTCTACAGTTCCATCACCTTTGTTTCTGAATATTCCTTTCACTTTAGCAAGCGGCCCAATAGTTCTTGTATTAGGATAGGTCACCTGATATGTAAAAGGTGCTTGATACTGATACGCAAGAGTATAAGGAGTTTGAACTATACTGGGTTGTCTGGCATCACCAATAGTGGGGTTTTGACCAATTAAAGGATTTTGATATATTGACGGTGTCCTATGTTGGTAAGTAAATGGACTCTGTGCATTTGCAGTATAAGGATAAGCGTTTTGTCTATTTGCAATATAAGGTTGTTGTCCAGTAGCCTGATATGCATAAGGTGTTTGTGCAGCATTTTGTCTATTTGCAATATATGGAGTTTGTCCAGTAGCCTGATATGCATAAGGTGTTTGACCATCAGCACTATGTGTAAATGGAGTCTGTGCGCTTGAAGGATTCTGAACATTAGAAGACGACTGTCCATTTGCAATACTCGGAGTTTGAGTATTTATTATATACGGATAAGTAGATGGATTTTGTACTTGATGTTGATATGTACTCGGATGCCTGTAGCTGGTTTGGTGATTGGCATTAGTCTGCTTTGTATAAGTAGTCTGCTTTGTATAAGTAGTCTGCTGGTTTGTCGATTGTTGAGAAGTACTAGGACTCTGCTGACTCGTTGGCGTTTGAGTAGTGCTAGGAGTCCGCTGACTCGTTGGCGTTTGAGTAGTGCTAGGAGTCTGTGTAATGCTAGGTGATCGGGATGGGATTGCGTCTGATGTCCATATACTCATTTTCTCTCCCCCCTACTTGTTATGTACAACATAATTGTCAACCACATATGTGTCATTCCCTTCAGGGGAATCTGTCACATCCAAGTTATAAATTGTAACATCATCGATAGTTTCGTTAGTAAGAGTTGTTACCTCTTCACTTGATATTGTTCCATCATTCGCAGTCTTAACAAGGAAGTCTCCAATTGCTAAGTCTGTCATATTTAAATCAGCATGTTCGTTAGGGTTCACTGTGATATCACAACACTTCCAACCTGTAGTTGTTAAGAGTGGATGAGATGGTGTTGTTTGTAAACCACCATTAATAGTGTAGAATGTGTCGTTTTCCTTAGATACTGTAATTACATCAACAACGGCATTAACTACACCGTCTTGTCCTATAACCATATCACCTGCTTCCATTAATTCTATATTTTTAGTGGTATTGTCGGAAAGAAGAACTTGTGTTCCAGCAAAGAAACAACTCCCTTGACAACTTACCGACATGTCCAAGTCAACGGAATGATTGTTTGTAGTAAGAGTAGGATAACCTGATTTTTGAGCGTTAGGTGCTACAGTATAGCTTGCATTAATAACACCGCTAGGTGGAATACTGAAACTTTCTTCACAATTCATTAAGCGCTGTATGTAAGTTTCATGTGTCGCAGACGAAGTAGCAGAATACAGGGATGAAGAAACAGTACTGCCAAAACCAACAGTGTCGGCAAACAAAGTACTACCACCAGTAAATACCCATGTTTCTACCGTTCGCCATGTACCAGAAAACGCCACGTTTCCCCCACTTCCATAGAAATTGGAAGCAGCTTGTTGTACAGGAAATTCTTGCCCAGACTGGCCACCCCTGCTTATTTGCCAAACAATAGTTTGAGAACTACCGCTGATAGTTACTACCATTCTAAATCTTAACCTTACAGTCCATGTGTTAGCATAGGAATAGTTGGTATGGTTATGACTTGACTGAGCAGCTAAAGTTGCAGCAGTAGTACCATCGGTATTGTTGTACGGCACCTGTGTAAAAGACTGTACACTAGTCTGTGTATTCGTGTTGGCCTGCTGGTTTGTCGATTGTTGAGAAGTACTAGGACTTTGCTGGTTTGTCGATTGTTGAGAAGTACTCGGAGTCCGCTGACTCGTTGGCGTTTGAGTACTACTAGGAGTCTGTACAATACTAGGACTCTGAACAATACTAGGACTCTGAACAATACTAGGTTGTCGAGCTGGACTCTGTATATCTGCAGGATACGCTATTGATTGTCTAGAGTTTCCTGTATTCTGCTGGGCAGATGGTGACCTATGGTTGTAAGTAAATGGGGTGCGTAAAATAGTCGGATGTCGGTATATACTCGGTTGTCTTGCTTGTGCAATGTAAGGATATACAATCTGTGCAATCCTTGGATATGTGCCAGGCTGTCTATTTTGGTAAGTAGTGGGATTTTGATATACAATCTGTGCTATCCGAGGATAAGTAAATGGACTTCTTGCTTGATAGGTATCAGGCGTTTGTCCTTGTCTCTGATATGTAGACGGTGATCTTGCTTGACCAATACTAGGAGTCTGTGCGCTTGAAGGACTCCTAAAAGCATAGGGTTGTCTATGATTGTAAGTAAATGGAGTCTGTGCGCTTGTGTTCCCCTGTGCGTCTCTTATCGCAGGCGTAGTAACTTGACTTATCGCAGGTTGTCTTGCAGTGTACTGTTGCTGAAAGCTAGTACCTGTGTTTATAAAAATTTCGTCTGACATATCATAATCTTATATGACGAACCATAAGTGTCCAGTCGCAGTAGAACCAACTACTGTGGGAGCAGAACTTACAGTTTCATAATCTAAATGGACACTGTCGCCAGTAATTTTGACGCCATTGCTTGAATTTACACTTAGTGTGGTTCTACCATCTAGTACACCAGCACCATCTACATAGGCTTTAGATAAACCGTCACCAGCAACAATTGTATCATCTACTCTGTCATCTGTAAAGTATTTATTGTTTGTTCCTTCAGCATATGAATCGGTAGTTGAACCTAGTGTTGTAGGTTCCCACCATGCATTTGAAGTATCCCATACCAATGCTTGACCACCTGTAGGAACTGCACCATTATAGTTAATATCTGCTAATGCATCCGCATCATTACCTAATCCTACAGTAGAAAAAATTGTTTTGTTTATACTTACTCTAGTGTTTGCATGATCGTATTTGAGTGTAGGTGCATCAACATGTTCACCTAATTGAATTCCTGCATCATTGGTATTTGCTAAAGTACTAGAACCTTTTCCTAATACAATTAACTTATCGGTTATTTCTAAATTTGTAGTCGAAATTGAAGTTATATCACCTTGTACAAGCAATTCTCCTGTGACTGTTAAATCATTTCCTATAGTGACATCATCGGGTAATGAAAGTGTCACACCTGCTGTTTCGCTACCAGAGCCAGATACTGTTATCTCGTTTGCAGTTCCTGCTATTGTGGCAACATAGTTACCTGTACTTTGCGTACCTAGTGCAACTGCGTTATTAGCAATCTGTGCTGAATCGATAGCATCATCAGTAATGTTTAGGGTTACTCCTGCGTTTTCTGCTCCACTATTTGCAACAGTAATATGAGAGTTACCAGCATCCGCTATTGTTGCTACATAACTACCAGTAGTGTCCGTAGCCAGTGCAACAGAGTTGGGTTGTATTGTAGTTGTAAAAGATACATCTCCTAAGTTGGTTACGGTAGTAGTTCCTGCTACATCACCTGTTAGAGTTATATCAAAGTCATCGACATTAAAGTCTAGTGTGTTATCACCGTCTTCGTATGTTACGCTGATTCCTGATTCAGTATTTCCACCAACCATTGCGCCAACGGTATCTGAAATGTACTCATTAAGAGGAATACTGTCAACCGTGTATGCATCTGCTTCCATTGTTCCATTGATATCTGCATCACCTTCGATGTCTAATGAATCTGCAGTTAATATACCACCAGTTAAGTTTGCACCACTTTTGTCTATAAATTTAAATGCAGTGAATGTAGAGTCTGCTGTTCCTGTAATATCGTCAACACCAGTTATATCACCACCTGTGATTGTTAGTGTGCTGTCTGTGAAACTTCCTGCAGTTAAAGTACTTGAAAATGTTCCTGTTACGCCAGATGTTATGTTACCACTATTGATAGAAAGTGTATTGTCTGTTATAGTAGGTGCAGATAAAGTTTTACCTGCTGCAAGTGTTACGTCTTCTTCACCGTAGGTCTTACCTGCTAATTGAATAGTGTATCCACTTTGTAAAGTTGTTGTTGAGTTTGAACTAGAACCTTTTAGAATAACACCATCACTGTTAACATTGTAAATAGCGTTTGCAGCTGTTTCTGTGAATTGACCACTTAGATTAAGAGAACCACCCAACCCCTCAAATGACCCAGTAAATGCATAGATAGTGATATTATCACCAGCATTAGCAGCTGAACTCAAAGTAATAGAATCGAAGTTTCCTTTATCATCAGGGTCGGTAGCAGTATATTGAGTAGCTTCATTTAAATGAACACCATTTTTGTATACTTGAATTTTATTCTTTCTTGTTAATAGAGTAGTACCATAAGTGTCTACACCAGTAAATACTGTCTGACTTGCAGTTGCAGTGTATATGAACTCTTGGAAAAAGAATAACTTATCTTCTAAACTGTTAAGTGCATCAACAACTGTCGCTGTTTTGGTTGTCCGTAGGCCAGACGTATCCCCAACATCGACTGCAAGTTCGTTATACTTCTTTCTGAAGTCTTCTATCGTACTGTATTGGTCTACTGTCTTAGCCATTTACTCTCTCTATTAGTGTTTGTAATAATTGTTTAATTTCACCAACATCTTCTTTTAATGTATTTATCTCGTTTTTTTGTTTTAAAAAAACTTCCTTTCTTTTCTTTTGTAACATATACGCTGTGATATCTGTACTAACTATTCCAGTCGAAGTTTCATCTCTAACCAAAGTCGAGTGTCCTTCTACCTTAATATAATTAGTCATATTACGCAAGTGCAATAGTTCTCAATGCAGACACCATAGGAACGACTGAAGTATTGGTTCCTTGTCCTACAATTTTAATTGAGAATGCACTGTACTCAGGTAAATCATTTGCTGAAAATTCATATTCTTTATAGTTTCTTCCATCCGCTGCTATTGCTGTGTCGGGTGAACCATCTGTATTAAAGTATTTCCATTCTAAATCATCGAATGGTGTTGAACTATCATTCTCTAAGACTTTGTAGAGTACTTTTAAATCTGTTGTTGGTGGTCTAAAGAAGTCTACTGTAACTCTTAATCCTTGTGCAGGAGTCTTTAAACTTACCTTTCTAGTCATGTATGACATTGCATTGTTATCACCATCAGGAGCAGTAGATGCTACATAGGTTGTCCCATTGGGTACATCTGCACTACTATCTATGTTATTAATTCTGTTCGCAATACCAAGAACACCGATTGAATCAAGATCAATAACTGGTGATATATTACTATTTGCTGATTGCATTTGTAGTGTGCAAGTGAATGATTTTACACCACTCATATTGGTTGCTTCATTGATTGGTGATGCAACAATAGAAGGATATCCTATCCATGCATTGTCATTTAAAGTAATATCTGCTTTTATTGGTCTCTTAGTATAAACTGATCCATTAATATATCCTTCAGGTGAGTACATTGCAGTTGTGTTTACACTAGCTGTCATTCTTGTACCGTTTGCTTGGAGATTAGGTATCATTGTATGTAATGTATCGAAGTAATAATCTCTTGTTGCTGTTACTCCACCTGTAACTATGTTTATTTCTTTACCGTCATCATCTAATCCTTTTCCAAAGGTTTTCAATCCACCACCAACTGTAGAGTCATCTGCACTGTAACCTGATATAAAGTCATATGCAGAAAGATCAGGAATAACTGTGTATGAGTCAATTCCTATATTTGCAGACGCAGTATATGTTGCATTGATGGCTGCAATTGGTATCCCACCTAGTGTATTACCAATAGTGTCTACTGCTACTGTTCCAGTCGCACCACCGAAAGTGTTGATTGTTAGTGTATCAGATGCAGAATATCCTGAACCTGTTTTATTAATAAGAGTTGATGTTACTGAACCGCCACTAACTACTATATCAACTGTACACCCTGTACCTGTTCCGCCAGAATGACCGATATTAGTATATGTTCCGTTAGTCGGTGTTCCTGACACTGACAGTGCTGCTATAGTTAAGACACAGTTTTCTTTATCTCCTGTGACATTAGCAATAGTGACATTAGAATTAGTACTGTAACCACCATGTGTATAACTGTATACTTTAACATAGGTCTGACCTAAGAATGTTTGTATAGGGTTACTTTGTAGTGTTTGAGCTGGTAACGCATCGTTATCAAATTTAATTGTTGATGTTTTAGTTGTATCAAATGATGCAGCTTTGAAATGGAATTTTAAATCGTCTGTCTGTGCTGCAGTCCATGTTGAGTTATTTTGTGACTTAAACAATGAACCTGCGTATGGTTGTTCTGCAATTGTTTGTCCAGTTGTAAGGTCTTTCTCTCCCATTCTAGAGATAAAGGCATTGTACTCATTTGAGTTTGAAGAAATTACAAAACAGTATTCTACTCCATCATCTAAGTATACTGGAGAGTCGAATGTAAATGTTGTTTTAGCAGAACCATCTGTTGATGTATTAACAGCAGCTGGAAGCAAAGTTACTTCTGAAAATGGCATTACTATGTTTGCAGGATAACCATTATGCATTGTTCTGATCTCTATAGACACAGGCATATTTGTATCTTTAGTTTCAAAGTATGTATCTATTGATGTTGCAAACATACCACCTTTTGACTCAACCAAAAATGATTGTGCAAGAGGGTCTCTCCAACCTCGTCTTCTAGGTTCAATGTCCCATCTATCAGGCATCCATAAATCAGGTGCCTCCATTGGTATTTGTGGTGAACTCGGTGGTGGATCAGCAGGTAGTGTAGGTACTTCTGGATCAATTGGGTCTGGATCAGGTACTGGCGGTGCTGGCACCGATGGTTCTTCTACAGGGTCAATGACCACAGGCGGTGGATCAGCTACAGGCGGTGGTGGAACTTGCGGAGCTGTTGTATCCACTGGTATTCTGTTATTCTCTTCACCTCTAGATATGACATCTCTATTTCCAGTATGATGTTCGTAAACTACCCTACCATTTCTTGTAGAGGTAACTTCAGTTTGAGATGATTGTAATAATCCTTGTGCTTGATATATTGCAGAAGCTGCTGATGAAGGATTTGGTAAATTATAAAAACTATTAGTTACCCTCAACTCTCTCATTCCAGTTGGGAATCTTTGTGCAGTTGTGTTAGGTAAATCGAAGTATCCTCGTAGTCTTCCATTACCATCGGTTTTAAGACCCGAAACTACTGTTGTTCCAGTATCTTGTGAATATGTTGCACTGTAAGGTCTTACATATTGATCTACTTGAATATTATCAAAGTAGAAGTAATGGAATGTATTTGGTTTTAAATTCTGTCCGTCAACTTCAATTGATCTCGCACGGATGAAAGGTATAAGTGCAACACTTACTATTCTGTCCGCCCTAGTTTCTACGAAGTCTTCTACGACACTTGTTGTGACACCTGTTCTTGTTTGTGTTTCAACAGTTTCAGTAATCTCTCTAGTTACTTCTTCTCCTGCTATCCATTGACCACCTTGTGTTGGATCACCTGACCATGAACCACTAGAAGTTGATGTAACTTCTTCTGATACAGTTGTAGGTTCTCCTACCCATGTAGTCTGCCATGCATTCCAAACTGTTCCTAGTGAATTTTCAACAGTAGATTTGATTGCATCAAAGTTACCTTCTCTATTGATTCTAACTTCAGGTAGTTGCGTAGTGTCTTGCCATATATCTGTGCCAGGCGTTAACTTCATTGAACCCATGAACGAGAATACACTGTATGGGTTTACATTAATTGAACGAGATGCTTTATCAGCATTTACAAAAGTCTTTTCTGTATATGGAAGTGTTATTAGGTCACCAGTCTTTTGGTAACTAGAAGAACTACCAGTGTTTAAAGATATGTCAAAGAACTGTGAATAAGCTTGGGGTCTCATTGTACCCGCTTTAACATCAATAGCACACTCATAATCAGGATGGTTTACATCTCCAACTTTATGTCCTCTGAAGTTATCTACTAGGAAACCTGATTTGAATCTATCAAATCCGTCTCCGTCTAAAATTTGTTTTGATTGTGTATCTCTTTCCAATAAAGATAGAGATGTAATTCTTTCTAGGTTAGTAACACGTTTGTTAATCCTAGATATGTCTTTCATCGTAAATCTACGATGATCTTGAGACCTTACTCTAATATTTTTTAGGTTTAAGGTAAACGGTGGAACATACAATTCAAATAATTCAATTGAATCGTCCACTGCTTTTGGTTTAGTTGGTGATAATGCAGGTGTTCCTTCTGATACTTGCCATGCACCTGATTTGTGTAAGAATATTTTATCGTATCTTCCGACATAGAATGTGATATCCCCTACAAAACTTGAACCACTTACAGGACTATCGGGAGTATTAGCACCTGTACTTGAAATACCACTTCTACTTGCAGTGAAATCTCTACCTGTTGAATACCCAAATGGTGCAAAAACAGCTCCACTTGTGCTATTACTTAAATCAACTGGAGCGGTTACAGATTGTGCGTTATTAGTTCCGAATGTGGTAGTTCCGATAACCTGTCCGACAACTGGTCTAAAGTCAACACTATCTGAAAGTTCAAATGTTCCATCGGGTTCTAGACCACCTAAGTCAACTTTTGTTGGTGAATAGGTAGGTATATCTTTATACTCTATACCTGAATATGAATTTACATCAAAGAAATCACCACCACCTGATGCAGAAAAGTAATCAAATACTATTGCAATTGGGTTTGATGGAGCAGGAGCTCCTGTTTTTAATGTAAGTTTTCCAAGGTCATAAAAACCATCTCTCTGACCATTGTCAAAGAAGTATCTTGATGAAATATCAGATGAAGACCCTGCTGACATATTAGTTAATTGTGCAACTGCAGTTGAAGTCTGTCCAACTACGAGTTCAGTATTTACGAATGTTCCTGAGACATAATAGAAATATGCTGTCCCTGTTTTAGGAGAACCAGTAAATGAGTGTGCAATGATTATTCCATGAGCACCTGAAGTTTGACCAATGACTTTTTCATAGTTCACAAAAGTTCCACTGGATACTGTGTATGTTGCAGAAGGTGGTAAAGGATTACTTCCACCAGTACCTTCGTAGATTCCACGGATTTTATATGCATCTGAAACACCTAATGAAATATCTTTATCATCGTATGCAGTACCGTAAAATCCATTAGATGATCTTGCTGAACCAACTTTTAATACTCTTGCTTGTCTTAATGCTTTATCCCTATTAACTGGGTCTGTAACAGTCTGTGTAGAAGTTATTCTTAATACAGCACCCTCATCATGAGCATGAAATCCTGATATTGAAAGTGCTTGTCCTGAACCTGAAGATGTGACACTCAAAGTATAGTCTTCTATATTAAGTATATCACCCACTAATTTTTGACTACCGCCTGTTCCTGCTTCGAGCACTGCAATAGTAAAGTTGTCTGAATTTCTGTCAGAGAATGTTGCACTACTACCTGTATCCACTGATACAGAAGCTGATGCAACCGTGACAACTGATTGTCGTCTTACCCGAATTGATTCAGGTGTGTTTGATTTAACCCAATCTCTAGGCCAAGATGAAATAGCAGCTGTTTGATCTTGATCGAATAACTGCACTCTTCGTCTTGTGCAATTTGCATTTGTCATTGCTGTAGCATTAACAGATACGGTTGCAGTTTGATCGGATGCATGAATACTATCGATAATTCGCTCTGCACCAGCACCATCAAGTATGATGTCACCTAGTTTTAATTCTTTTTGGAATGAAGTTCCGAAACCAGTTACGGCTTTAGTTAAAATCGTAACTGTTCCTGTTAGTGTGTTGTCTTTATTTGCATAAAGGTCTGCAGTAAATATTTCTCTTAAAGAGTTTGTTGCAGTTTGGGTGATCGACCTTGCTCTGTCGATATTATATGTTCTCACTGCAGTAACATCTGCTATAACAGCAGTATTTCCTGCACCCTTAACTGAAATAGCATCTGCATCTGTAAATGTTCCTACAACATCGTGAACCAATATAGATGCACCACCTGAAGTAACTGTAGTTGCAACAATACCTGTTGCACCTGAAGATGAACCAGTGACTTTGTCCCCTACAACAAACGATGCAACTGAGGTTGTCCCTGTAAGTTTAGTAAACATCTTGATGTCAAACATGTACATGTTCCATCTAGATACATCTGTATAAACATTAGACGCAGCTGTTCCTGTATCTAAATCGACATTTCTAACTCTAGCAAACCCGATTTGACCTGCAGTTGGTTTAGTTCCTGCAGTAGTAATTGTTGTATCCCATAACTCACATGCTTTAAATGGGGTCATTGTATCTGATCCACTCTCATTACCAAATTCAGGTAAAGAGTGGGTGTTTAGAACTTTAAGTCTGTTCCCCATACGAACTGGTGTGTTCGCATTATCTAATGATGTAGTTGTTCGTGCTTTATTAAGAGCAATTGTGGATGTTCCAATTTTATCAATCTCGTACCCTTTAACGTACGCTTTGCCTGGCGATACTTGAAGTACTAGTTTTCCTTCATCGCCACCATTTCGTTTAGTGTAGAACCCCATATTTGTGGAGTCGTCTAAATGTTCTCTTAAACTATGTGTGTATTGGTTTAAAACAAAATCACCGTTTGCATCGAAAGTTCTTCGTGCAAGTGTATTTTCTATAGCACCGTATATTGGTTTATTGATTGCAATTTCAATAATACCTTTATTGACTCTTATTAACTCAACAAAGTCTGTGTCGTCTGTAGTAGTAAGTGAATACTTACTAAGTGTTAGTGCAAACTTTAATCTGTCTGCACCAGTTGAATTTTCGTTTGATGTTCCTGTTGAATTATCTAATAGTGAAATATCTGCTGCAGAACCAACCAGTGATTCCGTGATAGTAAGACCAATCCTATATGAAGGTTTACCGTTATATTTTTCAAGAAGAAGTTCTTGTGCAGGAAGTTTGACATAGAATCCTCTAACAAAAACAATACCTTCTTTGATCGCTGCCATTGAAGCAAGACCACTAGGATGATCTGCATCTGTTTTTGCTTTAACTTCTAATTCGTTTAAGTTTGCTGTAACAACGGAAGCTGCTCCGTCTGCACCTAATAGTACTTCTTGTAATTCTTCTGTTGCTAAGAAGGTAGCTGAATTCCGATCATTTGTTCCCTGTGTTGCATATTTTACAAAGACAGTAAGTGCATCGTCTGTAGTTTCTGCACTAGTAATTATAACCTTACCAACAACTCCTGAAGTTTTACCTTGGTAGTATTTTCCAACAAGTGCTGTTCTGTAGGTTTCTACATTTGCATCACCTAGAGCATTGGGGTTTGCAGACTTTACTTTAACATAATATAATTCTAAATCAAGACCTGATTGAGCTCCTTCAACAATGGAACCTTCTTTAAATAAATGGGAACCTGATCTTTCAATTTGATTTTGTAGTATGGATTGTGACTGAATTAATTCACGAGATTGAAGAGCTCGTCCTGAACGGAACAATACCTTATGGAAGTTTTTATCTTCAGTATAATCGTCATAGTAGGGTGATACGTTTAGATCAGTTTTTTCTGTCATAGTCCTTAACTCTTATGTTTAGTCAATGTAAAGTTTCTCATAATTGAGAAAGATTACATTTCAATAATTAATTTGATATCTTCTATCTGATCTGCAGCTCTTGTTACTGCTCCCCTATTTTCAATATACAAAATTTGTCCTGAATATTTTTCTACTTCTGGGAATGCTGCATTCACTGAAGAGACTGTACCTAATGAAGAACCAGTTGCATCTTTATAAATGCTGTTTGTTGATACAAAGTTTGCGAAATCCCCAGCACTATTTGCTATTGGGATATGTGAAACTACGGTTCCAGTTATAGAAATGATTCTTGATACTGCAACTCCTGTTCCATTAGCATTTGCATTTCCGATTGTGTCATCTACTTCAAGTCCAGCAACTGATGATAAAGTCATTTGATGATATGCGGCCATTGAAGCAAGAGCAGAAACTTCTGTATCTCCAACAGCAAATGGGTCTTGTACAAGTCCTATTCTACGGAAATCATTATCCGTAGGGAAGTCACCACTACCTTCACCAAACTCTAATCTAGAGTTTACGATGACATGGTTTCCACCTAATTCTTGAATAAGATCAGCACCGTGTCCGATAACTGGAGAGATAATACATTTAACTATTGCATTTGAACCACCACCAATTCCTGATAAACCAGTTGTAGTTGTTGCAATGATAACTTGTGCTCTCTTATAACCTGTGCCTGCCGTTGTTACTGTGATGTGTGTAAGTGCTCCACCTGAAACATGAACTGTACAAACTCCACCTGAACCGTCTCCTACAATAGGAACTCCTTCGTATGCACCATCACCATTATTATAACCTGAACCTGCATTAGTAACTATTGCATGATAAACTGCACCATCAACTGCATCGTTTTCAACATCCCATTGAGCTGAACCATCATCGGCATAGGTAGCATTTAATCCACCATTTTGTCCGTCAATTTCTGTTTGAACACCTAGTGTTTTAACTGGGATAAAATCGTTAGTTACAAATTTAATTGTATCTGAGGCAGTAACAGTATACATGTATTTCCATTGGTAACCAGTTGTTCCACAATTAGCATCTGAAGTTGTATATATCAGTGTTGAGGATGTTCCTGTTGGTTCTACTGTAGAGGGTTGAACGGCACGACTTGTTGAATGTCTTCCTGTTCTGATACATTTATAAACATTGTAATCAGATGTCATCACATAGAACCTTGAAGCGAATAAACTAGTTGCCGCAGTTGCAGGAGAAGTATTAGTTGCACTGTAATCAGCTGCATACTCATCGTAAGATGTTCCTGTTGCCCAATCGTATCTTGTTAATCCGTGTGATACATCAGCACTACCAACCTTTTTCAATGCAGTCATGTCTGACCATGCATCAATTTCCTCGGAAACTCCGTTTACAGGTGTTGGGGGTGATGTGTCAATCGGCCAAGAATGTGCTCGACCTATAAAAATATATGTTGAAGAAGCACTTTCTCCGAAGTCTTCTTTGAATTGTTTAGCGTTATGTACTCTAAACTTTTCCGTGATTATTGCTGCCATTTGTTTCTATCTCCTAGATATTTATAATACTATTTATGCAGTTGCAGAGTTGATGTATGCACTATATGTAATATTTGTTCGTTTTCTTTCTTGATTCTCATATTCGGGTACAAAAAGGTTTGGATAAAAGTTGGATAAATCCTGTACTCTTAACCCTTCGGGTTTAGATCGTTCATCCATCAATGTTCCTGTTCCATCTTCTAATCTAAAACTATCGCCTAAACCTGCTTCAGTATTTGGGTCACCAATAGATGCATTTCCTGATTCCTGTTTTAGATAATAAGCGATGTTATATGTTTGTTGACCAGTAATAGTATTTAGACTGCGGAAAGTACTTCCTAATGGAACAAATGAAGTTATTCCAACCTCACTCATATCTTCTGCAATGAACGGTACTTCCGTTTCGGATACTATTCGGTCACCATCTTCAAAATAGAACCCACCACTTTCAAGTTCTATACTTCTTTCAGTTACAAAATGTTGAACTTCAAGAAGTGTTGTGTCTGATTCTAAATTTATTAAGTCTAGTCCGTCCTCAGTTACAATCCTTTCCCCATACTCTCCTTGATGATGTACATTTTCTTTAAGTGCCTCATCAAATCGTAAATAGTTGGGTACTGATTCAAATTCTATTAGTCCACCTTCTTCTAATACTAAACTTTCATGAGATGGAGTCCATAATTGAATGACTATACCTTGATCTGAAGGCCTTCGTTCTGTTTCTATTCTTAACCAATTGTTATCTTTAGAACGAAGATTCAACACGGACATCATATCATCTAGTCTAGGTGAACTTTGTGTTATTGCAGATGCAAAAGTATTTATGACACTGATATTCATATGTCTACTTCTCATCATAGAGTCATGGACTTCAGTTCCTTCTCCTGTCTGGATACCATTGACCATTGCAAATGCAGTCAAAGCACCACCAGTTCTTGGGTCTGTATTGAATGCAGGTTGTCCTGCTTCTCCTAATACAGTGAATGGATCATTAACCTCATCCGATAAAGTGTAAATTTTTACTGTTCTCTCGGAACTAGCAAATGCATTTGGCACACCTAGTGCCGCATTTAGTGGAATAATAACTGTGGGTAGAAAGGTAGATTTCATTGCTGAACTGGTTATATTTTTCTCAAATGAAAGTTCACCAAAGAAGATGTGTCCAGCAGGGTGAAGTAGTTCTTTAACTATACTTCTCCACTTGTTAATAGACTCTCCAAGTTTTATAACATAGGAGTGAGTCTGATAAAGTAGTCCGTCTTGTAGTCTTGATGCATTGGCATTAAGTGTTCCGTAATCTCCAACATAGTGTTGATCGATAATACCTTCACCTGCATATAATCCTCTTCCATCATAGTTATTACTTTTTATAGTATAAAAATAATCAACTGCATTATAGGTAACCTTCTCGTTATCATAGAACATTCCTGATAAATCTTTATAGGTTAGAATATGTGTGTCTGCATTATATGAAACAACTTTTGCAGTAGTTCCTGATAACGCACCTGTTATAACTATATCTCTGTTTAAATTAGCAGTGTGATTTTTAATTAGTATAGGGAAGTATGAACTTCCTGACAAAAGACCATCTTCATTAAATTTATTACCTTGATCGAGGATATTGATTGAAGCAACACCACCGATTACATCTGAGTAACAATAAAGTTTTGCACCTGTTCCACTTGATACATTATGTTGTTTTATCAATGCAGTAGTTGTACTGTCTGCACCAGTTATCGTTGCACCAGTTACAAATACTCCTATATGTGAGGAAAGTCTTTTGATAACAAGTCTATTGTTCTCTGAGTCTATTCTTAAAATAGTACCGTTTGCTATGACTGTTGAACCTGAATGGGTAGCGACTACTTCTCCTACTTGGAATCCTGCAGTCGAAGCTACATAGATATATCCGCCTGGATGTACTCTAGGTATAGAGGTGAATTGACCACCGTCTCTTAGAAGTATACTTCTTATTCTTCCGTCATCAGCAACTCTTGATCCACCACTCATATAACCGTCATAGTCGATGGTACTTCCATCTTCGTATACAACTCTGTTATATTCAGTGTAAAGTTCTACTAATTGACCTGCTGTACACGCAACTAAAAATACAACTCTGTCATTCTTCCATGTGTAATCTGTGTATTCTGTTTTTTTGATACCGTCAAGATATACATCGAGTGCATTATCATTGAAGATGATAAAGTGTCCATTGTTATCTTTAACACCAGCTCCACCAATCAGTGTTTGTCCTGCAGTTGTTGTAATCTCATAGTGTCCAAATGTTGAACCACCTTCTAATAGAATCTCGTCTCCAGTAGAACCGATGACTGCCTCTGCATTACCACCTTCTCCACCTTCAAATACAACCATGTCTCCAGCTTCATAATTGGTTCCTGCGACTTCAATCATGATTTCTGTGAGTGATCCTTCCACCAAACCACTTATAGTGGACAGTGTTTCTATGGTATCGGTATCTAACTTAGAACCAGTAATGTTAATTTTATCATTTAAGGTGTACATAGAACCAAAAGGATTTACTTTGGTTTCTAGTAATGCACCACCACCATGAGTAGCTTCTGTATTTAATTGACTTCCGTCATAAGTTCCACTATAGACTGCAGCTAGACCTGATTCTAAAAGTATGTCGCCACTATCATTGTGGGATATGTAACTAGACGAACCTTCTGTAACATCTGCAATAATACCATTGATTGTTCCAGTAACAGTTGTCACACCATCACGGTCTAAAATTTTAACTGTAGAACCTTCTGTAAAGACTCCTGCATGGTTGTTCATTATTTCTAATGAATATAAGTTTGTTGATGCGTCATCAATATGAACATAATCTATAACTGCTTGAGCTTCGATGTCTATTCCATTTGATGCATATTGAGTAACTTTATCATTTGCTTCAGGAATACCTGAAGTCATAGTTACTCTCATTCTTCTTTTTTCCGAATACCCTGACTCACCTACATGAATAGTTTCTTCGATTGGATATCTTATTGTAGCGTCTTGAGCATACAGAACTCTCATTAAGAATTGTATTGAATCTACTGTACCTTTCTTCTTGTAAAGGTCTTGGATATTTTTGATTGTTAATCGTTTATTTTTTAAAGATGCCAAATCGATTGATGGCATAAAGTCTTTTTGGAAGTATTCTAAGAAATCTTCTGTAGTGTTATCGATATCAGAATAATCCAATAGTCGATTGTTGGCGAGAATACTATTCTCTTTATATGATTTAACTACACCTGTTTGATTAGACTCTCTTCCTTCAACAGTTTCGCCTGATGCAAAACCATTTCCTGAAATTGATCTGAGATATATTGTGTTACCGTTGATTATCTCAATTTGTGCAACGGACTTACTTGTTTTTCCTACAATGTATTCATCTTCTGTAAAGGGTTCAGCATTAACATTTGAATTAGTTAATGTTACTTCCTGTAAGATTTTTGATGAATCTTCTGAAGGTGAGGGAGATACGGTAGCCTTCTCTAAGAGTAGACTACCAGTACCATCCTCGTTTAAAACCCCATCTATGTCACTTTGAGACGAAAGTACAAGTACTTCTGCCTCAAGGAATTCAAAATATGCTTTAAGGAAAGCTTCAAACGCAGGGGCTTCGTCTCTTAAATACTCAGGGAGCAGAGAGGGAAGTCTATACGAAAGTTTATCCTTTGTATATTTTTCGTGTGCCATAGATGTTTCCTATTTTAAGTTAGTGTCGCACCAACTTGTGAAATAGGGAACCATGAAGTTCCATTCCAAATACAAATAACCGCTTCGCCTCTTGAATCAAGAACGATTTGATTAGTCGTATCTGCACTGTAACCCCATGCTGATACTGTTATATTAGCTGCATAAGTAGAGGCGGGTTCAGTTGAAGCAAAAATTACTTTTAACTGACCTACGTCTGTGCCATTGCCTAATGTAAACGCCACATCTGCTGAAGCACTCGTTAAGTCGATTGCTGTTGCAAATGTTGTTGCAAGAGTTGTTGCTGTTGCAGTTAATGTCGCAATATCGTCTATCGCTAAATGCGTAGGGATATTTTCAAATAACTGACCAATAGTCATTTTCTTGTTGACGGGCGTTCCGCCGGGATTGTCTACAATATGTAGAAGGTCATCTGCACCGATGTCTGTATCAGCTACCAGTGATAATGCACTTATTTTTTTATCTGCCATTGTTGTTTTCTCCTATAAAAACCAAATTAATGGGATGCTACTCTGAGCATGGAACCTACCATCTCAGACCACTTTATTCATAATTTAATATGATGAGTTCGATGTAGAATTAAATCCTACACCAGCACTCGATTCACCACTTGCGATGGTGTCTACTTCCCCTAATACTTTAATATCGGCCGCCGAGATATCAATTAAGATTCCTCGTGTTGCAACAACATCATTGCCGTTAGGTATCATGGTGAAGTCAATCGTTGAATCAACATTAACCGTTGAGGTTATATTGACAGCATTGATTGTAATTAGTCCAGTCGAATAGTCTATTGTTCCTGCAGAACTATCCGTATAAATTCTTGTTGGCCCTGAAAGATAATATTCCCTCAAAGCTCCTTTACCATCGTCATCGTAGTAATGGATATTGGTTGCATCTCCTACTGAGTAGAAACCAGTTGTACTTGTAATACCACCGCTTAGTGCGTTGTATCCTAAATTAGGATTATAGAAACCGTTTCCAAACCCTACAGAATAACCTATAATTTGTCCTATCTTCGCAGTTACTTTTTTTCTTAATCTAACATTAGTAGTGTTACTCAAAACTGCACCATTCGATGCATCAATATCTTTAATAAGATTTGAGTGTCTAAAGATTGCATCAAAGTTTGTTAAATGAATGTCATCGTATGTATTGATTGCACTTGTAACTATAGTCTCTAATTCTCCTTTTGAAAGAGTTGTTCCTCGTTCATTATATTTGAAAGTTGTAGTTAGAAGAATCTTAACTATCTCTGCATCAACGATCTCAGGACGAACAGTTAACATGTTCAAACTCTTCAGTTTTTTTGTTACTACAAGTTTCTCTGAATTTGAAAGATAGTCTGAGTTCAATGGTTTGATTGCAAGGAATACTTTTCCGTATACTGGGGGATCATTATCTTCCCCACCCCATACTGCAACTGCATCTGCATTCGGGTAATACTCACTGACTTTTGCTTTGTAGTCATTCAGTGTTACCAGTCTGTTCTGAGAAGTATAAAACTTCGTTGCTTTAAATTTAATTGATTCGATTGATTCTTTCTCTCCACCACCAGCTGCAACTGAAGTAGTAGTAACAGTTGAATCTGTATATCCGTTAATTGCAGTTACTTGTGAAAATGTTTTTACCCCATTGCAATGAACATCATCTACAATAACATAAGTAACAGTAATGACATCCCCATCCTTTAGAGCTGCACCTAGTGTGCCGTCTCCAAAGTATAATTCAACAAACCCCTCTTCATTTTCTTGTGTGTAATAAACGGTTGAGGTAGTTTTAATAGTAGACACATCAGTAGATAAAGTATAAGTTGTTGAAGTTCCATCTGAGTTTACTGATACATCAATTCTTGATCTGTCAACCCTTTCGTTGGATAACACAAATTTAGGATTAGCAATCTGATTGTCAAACACAAATGTATCAGAAGCATAAGTTCCCTGTACTAAAGGAACATTTTTATAATCATATGTTGACCCATTCTGACTAGGGACTAAAGTATTAGGAACAGTAAATCCAAATACCTTCCCATCAAAATTTACATTAAATATTGCACCTCTTAGAAGAGACATTTCCCCAGTTGTCGGATAAGTTCCATCTGCATTTCTAACATTCTTTAATGCGACATCTACGATTGCAGTTGCTGCACTTTCTGAGCCTGGCGTAAATCCTAAATCCTTTGCACGAGATACAACATTCTTTCTGATCTGTGCAGAGTCTAGGAAGAGTTCACTACCTGCGATGTTTGTATTGACAGCACCAATGTGTGCTGCATAGGCAAGTAGGTCAACCAGTACCGACATAGTAGAACCTTCAAAGTCATAGTCCTTTAGTTGGTCTTGTCCTTGCAGATACCCTTTTAGATTACTTGCTATATCATCGAAGTCTAAATCGGTTACATTTATTTGTGAACTTTTTATTGCCATGTTATCTTGCCCTTGTTACTGTGAGCTCTAATTCTTGGTTAGCTGCCACATTTATAATTGAATAGTGTATGTTTACAGCAATTTCATTACTGTTACCAGTTAAGAGATTTACTACTACATTGCTGACCCTAGGTTCAAATGTTGTCAACAAATCTCTAATTCTGTTCTCCATCTTTCTCAGCTGTCTGCTAGTAGTCAACTCAAATAGAAGGTTTCTGATAGAACCACCAAAGCCTGGTTTAAACGGTCTTTCAAAATGGTTAGTTAATATAATATTTTTAACTGATCTCTTAACTGCTTCTGCATCAGTTCTCACAACCACATCTCCAGTCTGAGGATGTCTTCTAAAAAGTAAGTCTAAATCCCTATATGTACCTTTAGAGGTAGCTACAGTCTTTGCTTCATTGATTATATCTATTGCCATATATCTATTTATACTCCAGTGAAGATGAGACTTCTTTCTATATTAAAATTAATGCAACATCTTTCGTAACACCCGAATCATACTCAGATTGAGTCAATGGTGCAGTGTTAAATGTTACTGTGTTTCCTGATTTTTGCATTTGGTTCGGGAAGATACCTTCTTCTATTTCAACTCCGTCTATAAAAGCGTGTAGTGTTCCACTTCCAGTTGAGACTGAGAATGCTGTTTCATCTATCTGTTCTTCATTTTTCATTTTAGTAAATGCAACTCCATCGTCACTGCCTTTATCTTGAGTTTTTGGAGCATTAACAGTGTCTTTTGTAACGACACTTATGATACCTGCAATTGCTGGTAGTTGTAAATTAATACCCATAGGCATACCAATTAGTTTCAAGAAGTCACACCATGTTAGAAACATAAACTCAAAAATTGCACCCAATCCTATCGCACTAAAAAACTTCTTAACTACTTTTACCCATTCAAACAGTATCTTCTTATGGAAATTCATTTTAAATTCTTCCAGTGCAAATAACATTTCAGAAATTTCTTCTTCAATTGATTCAGTAGTTGATTTTATTGAAGCACCTAAAATTTTTCCTATACTAAAACCAAAGATTTTAAGGTCTAGTATAGTGTCTCTAATCAATTTTACAAATGCATCTTTAGCTGAAAACATTTCATCCTGCATCTTCTTTAAATCTGCTTCCAGTTTATCCAACTCTTCCGATTTCTTTATATAGTCTTCCATACTAATATCATCGGCTGCTAATTCCTCTTTTAGTTTTTCTATCTTGTCTTTTAGTTTACCAATATCTGTTTGGAATTTTTCCTTTAAAGCTTTCCACTGATCTTTTATGGCTTTGATTGCACTTGCTATAAATGCCTTTACATCAAAATTCATAATGTCTATTAATATTTGAATAGGTAAATCAGGCAAATTTAACAGACTCCAAATCTTATCAAAGATACCTAGTACTGCTTGTATTGCTTTAAGATACCAATTCTGCAACCACTCTTTAATTTCCTTTTTAATCCATTTCCAAATTATCTTTCCTTTTGCTTTGTTGTCTACTACTCCGAATTCACCATCAAATTGTCTAAACTCTTCAGGAACAAGTTGCCAAAATTTCTCAATAAACCCATCCTTTAAATCGTAGATTATATCAATCGCACTAAGCATCTCTTTCTTTTGTGCTTCTAGTTTTTCCATCTCTTCCGATTTCTTTATATGGTCTTCCATACTAATGTCGGGGTCTGCTAACTCTTCTACCAATTTTGCTATTTTATCATTAATCTTTTCAAGTTCTTTAAACTTCTCTACTATTTGTAAATCAAAATTAATACCTGAAATTTGGTCTTGCAATTCTTTTTGATAAGCAGGGTCGGTGACTAGTTTTAACACATCAATCGATATGCCCAAAACATTGATTGCAAAACTAATAGGAACTAACTTAGATAATAATTCAGCAATTTTTACTGGTATATAAAGATGGAACTCCTGAAGTAATTCTTCAAATGCATCTCTGGCCTCTTTTTGCCAATCACGATTTAGACCTTTTGTATTCCACCAAGGGGATAAGACATCACTTAGTATATCAACAAATTCTTCAACAGTTTTTACAACATCATCAATCTCTTTCTGTATTACACCCTCGATTTGAGTCTTGATGTAATCTTCTTTTTCTGCTATCTCTTTGTTTATCGCATCTCTTGCTTCTTCTGTATCTGCTTCCTCTAATTGTTTATATAAGTCTGCAATTTCCTTCGCCTTTTCCGCCTTCATCTCTTGGACTTTTCCAATCATCTTGCCAGGTAAAGCAGCTATTTCATTAAATGCGTTTACGATTTCTTCTTTTGTTGGTAAGGAAAATATATCCCCTTCAGGACATGGGAACGAACCCGCTATGGTTTCCTCTAAGGGTTCAACTTTACTTTCTTCACTAGTTGCCATAATTATGAGTTCGGCCTAAATTCAGAGCCTTTTACTAATACTTTGTCTGCTGTTAAGGTTAAGTTTCCACCCGCTTCAAGGTCTAGGTTTCCTGAAAGTGAAGCAATCTTAACATCACTGGAACCCTTGATATCAATCTTTCCAATCGCATGAATATTTGCATCACCCAAAACTTTAATGTTAACTTTACCACCGATATGCACTTCGTTGTCTTTACAAAGTATTGTGTAGTTGTCATTTACAACTCTAGTCACCATAGAACCATCGGGATGAATCTCCTGAAAAGTTCCTGACCTATGTTCAATTGCAAGTCTTTCGGCACCTAGTGTATCATCCATCTCTATGACATGACCTGACTCTGACTGAATAACTTTGTTATATGGGTAGACTGGTTTTGCAGGAGATTTTATTGCCTTTTTAGTAGAAATAAGGTCTTTAGGTATGTCTCTTCCTGCATGAAGGTCTTTTTCATCCGTAGTATCAGCGAGTTTAGATAAGTCTGAACTATCCATGTATAATGGATAGTAAGGTAAATCTTTTTCGGTAAGTGTGGGTTCTTCAATTGAAGACCCCTTTCCTATATAACTAATACCTCTAGATTCATAAATTTTAGGTGCAGTGTCTAGTGCAGTAGTAAGGCCATGTCCTCTTCTACTGTCCATATCGGGGTTCGGGCCATCAGATGTTCCAACATAACCTGATACTGTAAGTTGTCTAGGGTCATTAAATCCTTTATCTACTGACCGAGTCAGCTGTTCATCCGTTGCAGTCTCCCTATAACCCGCTTGAGGTATACCTGCAGTTGACCCAATAATTACTGGTTGTTGACATGCGTGTTCATCTCTAAAGAACAACAATACCGTAGACCCTTCCACGAGTCCGTGTTGTGTTCCGAATCCTGATAACCCTGCAGAAGTAGTAGGTAATACAACTTGAGCCCATGGAAGATCGGGTGTCGCAATTAAATGTTTCTTATCAGTATGAATACCATGTACACGAACACGCACCCTACCTATCTTAAGTGGGTCTTGTCTATCCTCTACTATTCCGTAATAAGTTTTCATTATACTACTTCTTCAGGATCAGCTGAATCCAATATTGGTGTTGCTTTTGATATGTCTCTTGCGTAACTCTCTTTAACACACTCTAAATTCATCTCACCTGAAGCATTAAAAAAACTTCCGTTAATACCGAGAGAAGTAATTAGATATCTATGGTCATTAACTTTATCCGTTGGAGAACTAGTTTCGCTATATAGTTCAGGTTCAGGTATCTTAAGATTAATGATAGTGCCCACTGATATATCTGTTCTTAACGGTATGACAACTTCAATTCTATTCTGCTGTAATATTTCAAGTAATGCTTTTCTCTCTAGAATTCCATTGCTCTTAAAAGTCTGTCCTTTGAATATGGGGTCTGATGTAATGTCTGCACTGTTATCAAAATCGTGATTACTATTGTAATCATAAAGAACTACAGCGTCAGACGCTTTGTTTGGGGCAAGATCAACACCTATTTCATTGACTTTAGGACTTATCTTTGGGTCAACTATATTCTCAGTAGATAACATTCTTTCTTGTTCATTTAATAACATCTTACTTGTTCTTATCATAGGATATCCTGAGACATGGTTTTTACTACGGCCAAAAGTCTCTTCCATATCGTAGATGATATCTTCTTCGATTTTTTTAATTGGGTCATACACTTTTGCACTTGAAGCGTATGCACCACTCTGTGTTCCCCAAAGTGTATCAAATACTTGAGGTCGTTTAATGGAAATAATCTGAGAGTTCAAACCGCCAGGCGCATTGATATTCTTGTTATCGGTATCTGATGCTGACAACGGTAATAATGAAAAATCTATTGGAAACTCTTCACTAAACATTGTGTCAATTGATCTAAATCTAAATCCACCATTCAGTGTTTGGTAAAAAAACATCCCATTCCTATATACGGCCTCAGTACCCTTATTTGCATTTAAACAAATAAACTCAAGAAATCGAGCGATAGTCCAGTTAGGTACAATAAACTGTTGGTTAGGTGGGACACTATCTTCCCAATTATCAATTTCTTTTGCTGTAACATTACAATGATCCATCATTACTTGACCTAACATATCACTGTAAGAACCTCTAAGAGTTTTACTAAGTCGGGTTCGCAAGGAAGTAAACTTTGCAGGGTCACAAATTTTAAATTGATATGTTTGTACTGTCCCTTCTTTTCTTAGTACAGTGACAATTTGATAAACTCTAAATGTCTTATCAATAGAGAATTTCTTATCAGAGAACTCGTCATCACAAGTGCCTTCTCTTTGATTTATAGCTATACGGATGAATTCCTGTCCAGTAAACCTAAAGTTTTTTAACAGGTTTAAACCATCAGCCATCGACACATCTCCTGTGACAAACTTCTTCTCGATATCTTCATAAAGACGAAAACTTATTGCAATTCCACTAAGGTCTAAGCTTTCCCCTTCTTGATTGACTATGTGGAGTGCTTCGGTTTGAAATTCGCCTGCTTTATAACTACTCATTTGCCATCAGTCGTTCAAATTCTGCTACAACTTGTCGGATTTTACCAGGCCTAATAATTTTAATAGTCCTCTTTTTTTCATTTTCTTCCGACTCTTCAGTGTAATGTGATACTGCAGTCCACCCAACACCACCGTTATTTCTTCGATTACCCTCTGCATCTTTATAATGATGAGCTGTATCTCTATGTTCAGTAACAGAAGTTATACTAAATGATTTAGCACTTT